TGGCCATCGTGGTCGCATTTATAATTCCGATTTGCATTGCCATATCGTTTATTTTTTTGGGTTATCGTTTTATTCTGATGTTGAAATCAATCACTATGTGGTTTACTTCGCTCCAATCTTCATACAGATCGGCACGCCCGGCAAACGAAACACTATTCACCACCACACCTTCCACTGTTCCGCTGTACCGGTCCAGTTCTGTTCTCACTGCAGCTGCTATGTCAATTGCCTGCTGATACGATTTACTGAACACATTCACGCTCCATCTCTCAGTGTCCAGCAGCGAAACGCCATCCTTTGTATTGGTCGGATTATTGCTCACACAATTGTAAGTAATAGCCGGAAGGTCAGTTTCCTGTAATCTGCGTTGTGGAAAAATATGCGTGCCAACAAACCCGGCAATGGTGCCGTCATTTGCAAGCAGGCTGTATAATACTTTTCCGGTCATTTCTTTTTAAACTTTGTAATCGTCTTATCAATATCTTCCTTGAGTCCTTTTGAAATCAAAGCTTCTGTTTTGCCCTTGTTTGCCGATATTGCCGGCCTCATGTAAGGCTTTGCCGGTTGATCTTCCCGGTACTTCTTACCTCTTTGCACATTGCCCACCCATCCGAAAGCAGGATTATCCGATTCCCTTTTATAGCCGCCCGGCTTTGTCACAATACCGCTGGTCCCGAATTCAATAAAGTGGCTGAACCATGCATCCTTACCCCGTGGTTTTATGCTTCCGGCTATTTTTTTCGCGCTCTTAATTTGTGCAAATCGTATGCTTTTCGCCACTCGCTTGCTGGTACCTGAAACATTCGCTTTGGCAGCAACAATAATTGGCCGCGATGCTTTTCTCAATATTGAAAGAACTACCTTCTTTTGAGTAACATTATCCAGCTTTTTCAGCAGCCTGGTAGCTTCCTTATAGCCGTCAATCTCACTTACCTTTGCCATTATGGGTAAACCCTTATTTCAATCACCGTACCTGTCAATAATTCATCCTTTGCTGTAGTTGCATCAGTCAGCGTAAGCACATGCACGGCATCAACCGAAGCCCGGTAAGTCTGCACAATGTCGGTCATGTTATTCGTGGTATTCTTTTGCAGGATATTGCATACAGTTTTGCCATCGGTAAATTCATCCACAAGTGTCCCTTCATACACTCCTTCCGAAGCCCTGGTCCACACAACGGCACCCGATAAAGTATTTTCAATCACAGTGGCAACTGGTGCATCATCTTCAGCCTGGGTAAGCAAAGCAGTATATACCCTGTAACCTCTTAATGCACGCTTCGTGGCTATGTCTGCTGCCGATGATTTCTTTGGTGCTTCCATCCTTACAAAATCATATATTTCTTATTAAAAAAATCTTTGCGTGATTCTTTCTTTTACGTCTGAACGATTTAAAAACATCACGCAATTTCCTGCTGCAAGTAATATTGTTCATCTTCCGTAACCAAATAATTCAATCCATCTTCAGTCAAAATCAATCCGTTTCCTATGCCGGTAATATCCGTTTGCGAATCTTTCATTACGCATTCAAGCACCAGGTACTTGTTCCGTTCTTCTTCCTGAATACTTCTTACATCCCACAGATTGCCGCCATACTCAATCGCATTCACCTGTGTTAATCCTGTGCGCCACCTTATCCTGAAACTTTCCACCGTCACACCTACCTGTTGGTTTGCGCTCTGCTGTTCACCACCCCGTTTCCACACCTTTTCAGCGTATGTTGGTGTAATCACAGAATAACTTACCACCTGTTCCCCGGTGGCGTTTTGCGTTGTTTCACGCTTCAGCAGTGTTATTTTCCTGTCAAATACCATCAGAAACGAAAGCAACGATAAGGTTTCAGCAGATATTCCGATCCGCGCGGCATTTCATTCACGGTCCGTGGTGTCACATCTTCACGGTTATCAAACCATGTACGCACCATCATCAGCACCGCCTGTTTAATTCCGGCTGGAACAGCTGCTGCAGTTGCATACCCTGCTACATATTCAATCGTCACATCACCTTCGCCACCACGTGCACTTGGCCACCATGTTACACCAAAAGCTGGCAACAATATCGCAGGTTCTTCCCAATCCAACAATTTATAATCACTCGAAGCTATTGTTATTTCTGTCCCTGCACTATTAATATACTTCACCGAAGTAATATCACTCACCACAGGCCGCGGAAGCAAAATCTTATTCGAAGTAAACGAAGCCAGCCTCAATTCATAAGTCGATTGCACGATGGTACGCCAGCAGTATTCTTCAGCCGTTTCACGTGCAGCAGTAATCAGCCTGGTAATAAAATAATCAAAATCACTGATGCCTTCAAGTCCCTGAATATGCTCTTTTGCTTCATCCAGGGTAACCGGTTCCCATGCTGCCGTGATGGTTCTTTTCACTTTGCCAGATATTTCAAAATGTTTTCAGCAGATTTTGGGCCAATACCTTTCAAAGCTTCCAGTTTCTCCAAGCTGTCAAGTGCCTTCACTTCATCAAGTGTCACACCCAGCCCGATCAGCACATCCCTTGCAGGGAAATCATCCGGAAGGTCACCATCTTCTGCATCTTCCAGTTCAATGGCATATCCCAGTTCAATCATTTCTTTTCCGAAGGCAGTATTGCAGGTAAGATCATCCCCGGCTGCATAAGCATAGCCAATACCAACAGGTGATTTTGTGAATCTTATTTTCATAATATTTTTTTTATGTCCTTGCAGTCATTAAAGTCCTTTAAATAAAACTTCCATGATAACTTGCCATTGGCCCCCGATCCAGACACGGGGTCAAGATCGGGGATGGCAGTTACCCGGCAAGGTATATCTACAGCGTGGTCAGCGCGTCAAGCATTGCAGCGAAAGCAGCAGGGTGCTTAATGGCAACATCCCACCATGAATTCACGGTCAGTTGGATCTGAGCGTTTTTAGCAAGGGTATAAGGATCAACAGTAATGTCCAATCCAGCCCAGTTGTAAATGTGCATCTGGCTGAAATCTCCGAAAGCGATGGCAGAACAAACGCCTACACCCGATCCTGAACCTTTGGTAAGGGTTCCCGGCACCAGGTTCGATGCATATGCAGGATATCCGTTCAGTATCTGTGAATCAGGTCCCCATATGTACAAACCCGAACCGGTATCCAGTTTGGTGTTCTTCAGTTGGTTCTTTACCTTTGGATTGGTCAGGTAGGCAAGGGTATTGCCATTGGCGTTCCCGATCTCAACTTTGGCTTCCAGTTGGGTAATGTGTGCGTAAGTCGGCACGGCCCCATCGGTGCCACCGGCCACATTACCAATGCCAGCAGTGGAAAGCAGTCCGGTAGGCTCATTGCTTCCACCACCATAAATGGCAGCAGCTTCAACAGCCTGTGCAATAGCGGCAAGAATATCATTCAGCACATCATCCTGAATGCCAGGTGAAGTCTGGAATAAAAGCTGTTTCGAAATATTGCTGAAAGCAGCCAGCCTTTTGGGTGATACTGCAATCTTGCTGGTAATGATGCTTGCTTCGTTGGCATCGCTTACTTCCGTTTCCCATGCCACAGTTGTTGATGTGCCTTTTACAAGGTCCAGGTTTCCTACAACATTACCAAATGTTTTAGCACCCAGTTTTGAAAGCAAAAGCATTGGCCTTAAAGCCATAATCAAACCTTCCTTTTCAGTAGCCACCATCATACCGCCCTGGTCAAGTGGGTTTGAAGTCTGTCCGGTGGCACTCTGTGCCCTGCGTTCAGCAAAGTTTGCAAGTACAATACCTGGTATCCCTAATCCTGAAATAGAAACATTATGATCCCGTGCTTCGCGTTCAGCTTCCTGGTGCATTTCAGCTTCAATGCCATCAAGTGCTCTGCCTTCAGCTTTAGCTTTAACAGCTCTCAAAAATGAATAAGAACGGATGTCTTTTTTGTCCTTATCTGTAGGTCCTTTATTAGCAGAAAAACCAGCCATTTCAGCAGCCCTGCGTTCTTCCGCTTCAATCCGGTCAAGCTTAATTTTTAATTCATCAAACTTGCCCGCATACTCGTCATACTGTTTCTGTTCATCGGCAGTAAACTCACGCTTTTCAGTTTTGGCAAGCTGGTTCATATCCTGCATAAGCTTATAAAGGTCACCGCGTGCCTCTTTCACCTGCAGCGAAGTTTCAAGTTTCCCGAAAACCGGAAGTACAGCCAGCCCGATTGCTGTGCCCGAAAGGATCTGTGCGATGCTACCTGCCTCAAAAAAGCTGGTTACAAGTGGAATTGCCACGGCTGCCACCAGCAGCGTAAGGCAAACAGTCATGATAATTCTGAATCGTTTCATTGTTTTATTTGTTTTTGGGTTATAATTTATTTTCAAGTTCCAGCATTCGCATCCTGGCATTCACTTCTGTTTCATCCCACACCGGCTTTTCATTCTTTACCGGTTTGCTTCTTTTCGCCACATCCGTATCTTCGTACGCCGGAAACGTCACCGGGCTCACATCCCACAGCCGCGATACTTTCAGTATGGTCCGCAAATCATTCCGGTCATCTTTCTCATCATACTGCCATTTCTGTTCACTCACCTCAAACTGAAACGAACTTGATCTGATATCACCCCTCGAAAGGCTTTCAAGCAAATCATTCCCGGCAGTTGTATTGGGTGCTTCAAACTGATACATCAGTTTATTTTCTTCCTTCCATATTTTCAAAGTACCAGCTGAACGCCTTGCCAGCACCATATTGTCATCGTGGTTAAACAGCGCCACCACATCATGATTGGCATCAGCCAGCACATCATCAAAAGCCCCCGGATCAATCATTTCTTTGAACCAACGTAAGTCAGTCTGCACACCGAACACAGCAGCCGAACCAATTACAGTACGGCTATCATTTTCAGCAGCCCGAAGTTCCGATGGTAACTCCAAAAACCTGCGTTCCCCAGCTTCGCTATTATGTTTCATTTTATTAAATATTATTGTCGTTTGTGTCGTTACTGTCCTTTCAATCAGTGCTGCCAGCCTTCGGTGCCTTCCCATCATAAAAAGCAGCAATCTTATCCACCGGTGCATAAGCAGCCTGCACATAATGGGTATCACCGTTCAACGGATCTTTCGGCAGGTTTTCCAGTTCAGCAATCTGGTTAGGGGTAATACTGGCCACACCAAACAGCCCCTTGTAATATTCAGCACGGCTCTTTGAATCACCGCGAAGCAAACCATTGAATTCATGCTCATTGTATTCTCTATCCTGTGCATTTGATTTCACAAGCTTCCGGCTTAATTCTTCTTCCCACCGGTTGGCCCACGGCAACAGGGTATAGGTTACAAACTCCATAGCCTGCTGTTCAATATTGTTGTTGGTAGATCGTTCCAGATCAAACAGCATATGTGGTGGCACACCAAACCACCTGGCAACTTCCGTCACCTGAAATTGTCTGGTCTGCAGAAACTGTGCTTCTTCAGGTGCGATCCCTATTTTGGTAAACTTCGTGCCGCCTTCCAGTATAGCAGTGCTCCCGGCATTATCAACCCCGTGGTGTTTTTCGTTCCACGATTCCTTCAAACGTTTGTATGCCGGTTCCGAAAGCTCACCTGGGGTTTCCAGCACGCCACCGATATTGGCACCATTCTCATAAAATTTATTCCCAAACTTCTGTGTAGCCAGGGCTCCGCCCAAACTCTCACGCGCCACGGTCACCACACCAAAACCCACAAGTCCGTTAAACGAAAGTCCCGGAATATGCAGCATATATTCACTCCCAACGGT